CATAGGTCGCCATGCTGTCCGACGTTGAAACGCGCGGCAGGATGTCGGCGAACCACAGGACGTTCTTTTCGCGCCCGTAGGCCTTTGCCACGGAGACAAGCGTTGTCAGCAAATTGGCTTTAACCGATGCGCAGTCGGTCGACCCGAGAGCACCATTGTAAAGATCGTTCGTGCCGCCGTGAAAAACAATGTCATCGGCAGCAGGAGCAATTAACTGACCGGGATAGTCATTGGCGGCGATGTTATTTAGCTGCGCGCTCGGGATGCCGTGATTGAGCGGCGTCCCGCAACACCCGTTGTCGACGACAGCCCGCACGATATAGCCCCGTTGAGACTGATCGCCCTGACCTTCGCCAATGGAATCACTGACGATGTAAACCGCCGGTTTGGGCGTCAGTTGGCGCCCAAGAATGGCGATCGGCGTGTACATGTACCAGCCGTTCGACGCCTGGACGCCGAAGGTTTGGGTATAGGCGTTCGTCTGGTCGGAACCATCCGTGACCGTCGTGCCGTATACGGGGTCAGTGGTATAGTTGGCGCAGAAGGCATAGGAGCCGGCCGAGATCGTGTAGGGCATGAACTGCCCCGACGACACGGCCATGTAGTCTCGGAAATAGACCTGCTGGCCAGCCGTAACCTTAACGGCCAGCGGCTTTGAGACCATCACCGCGCCGTCATTGAACCAACTGCCGGTCTTGGCCCCGGTCGCGCCACTGACGGCCGCGCCGGTCGAGTTACCCCAGTCGATCTCGGCGAGCTTGCCGTTGACCTCCAGGGCCCAGTGCGTTTTGATCGCATTGCCGGTCGCATTGAGCGTGCCGGTGTTGTCCATAATGCCGTTGACGGCGACGAATTGGATATCGGTCGCATCCGTGTTGGCATAGAAGCACTGACGATCCGACCGGCTAAGCTGGGTCGTGCCGTTCGACTTCGTCGTGTTTTGCGGCTGCTGCGCCCCCACGCCAGAGATAATCTTGATGCGCGAGACGTTAGCGGCCAACTGGCCGCCGGCCTGGTTGATGCCCTGAGCAGAAAGCGGGGGCGCCGTGGGTGGCGGGGGCCCGGCGTAGGCTGTCGGCGCCGCGAGATCGACCAACAGGATGAACGCAAGGATGCTGGCAAAAGCCGCGCGCCAGTTAAGACGCAACGGTCCCGGCGCCATCAAACGCACGGGGATCGTCAGGACGGCCGCCAGCAACCGCAGCAGAAAGTCGACAATGGCTTTCATGGTTGCCTCACTTCAGATTGTAATAGGCACAGGTCGCCGTAGTGCCCGAACTGTTCACAGCCGCTACGGCGAAGGGGAAGGTCTGCCAGGCACCTCCGGCGTAGCCGACGACAGGCAGGACAATGGTCGAGTTGTCGACCAGCGTCAGTGACACGTTGCCCGATGACGTACAGTTGGCACCGATCGAGCGTTGAGGCGTGTAGGTCGTACCGACAGTCATCGCAACCGCACCCTGAAATGCTGCATTGTTGCTATCTGTGGCGGGTAACGGATTGGCACTCCCGATCGGGATGCCGTTGGCATCGACCAGGGTGTTGCATAGCCCAAGCTTGCCTGAGGCGACGCCCGAGCCGTAAAGCACTTGGCAATTCACACTGGACGATAGGGTCGTCTGTGCGGATGCGGGAAAGGCTTCCGCCGAGACGGTAATGGCGCAGATAAGCGCAAGAAAGAGCGCAACGGCTCCGTAGAGTCGCCTGATCATGATGGTCTCCAAATTTGAATGAAGGCCGTTACCAGCCAAGAGTGTCCAAGGTCGCTTTCGCGGTTTGGGCGTCCAGGACCTGGCGCGGGCCGCCGTCGACATCGTGGATGCCGTCGGGCGCAAAAACCGTGTCCAGGAAAGGCAAGACGTTGCCTCCGCCGAAGTCGATATTGGTTATGTGGCCTGCGTTGGCGTAGGCCGTGACAAGGTCGACGTACCCCGCAAAGGTATCGGCCATCCACGCGTTGAGCGCCTGGGCCTCGATCGACGCCGCGATTGTATTCGCGTCGGAAATCGAAGCCCCGGCGCCGACGGTGCCCGACGCGCCAAGCCCGGCGATCCGCGCCGTGGTCAGCCACTTGTAGCCAGGCGTGATCGGCATGATCCAGACCCGGCCTGCGGCCGCCGTGCCGGATCCGACGATCGAGAGGATGTTTTGCTTGACGGCCGAGCGGCTATAACCCCGGATGCCCTGAAGCAACGGCCCGAAGAATATATCGTTGTGGCCTGCGCGAACGCCGATCGTGCGGTTGAGAACGGTCGACTGTGGCACCGAGCCGGCTGCGGTTGTCGACGCCGACTTGGTGCTGCGGATGCGCAAAGTCGCGACCTGGACGCCGTAGATCGTCGGCACAGGGACCGGGGCGCCATTCACAGACCGCGTGAAGGTGACCACTCCGCCCGTTTTGGATAGCACCCCAGGGACGTCCTGCACGGCCGCCAGGAAGGAACAGGGGTCGCCCGGGGTGCCCAAGAACGGGTCGGGGAAAAGGTTTGTCAGCACTACGCCGGCGTTTGACGGTATGACGCCGCCAGCGACTTGACACGTGCCCCCGCCGCCGCCCATTCGCAGCGCCATTTCGGCCGAGGTTTGGCCGGGGATCGCTTCTTTTTGCGTCTGCCGGCCAGGATAGAGCGCCGCAAACTCATTGGCGCATCCTTGGCCGTCGCTCAAAAGGCTGTCGCCGATCAGCAAAAAGTCGTTGGTCGATACGGCCACGGCCTTGGGACGACCCAGATTGAGGGCGGACGCCGATCCGAACGCCGGCAGAACGTCCGCCTCGAGGGCGGCGATCCGCTCTTCGTTTGTCGGCACGACCGGTGCATCGGCGCGCCTGACCCACCAGGCCGGGCGGCCCGAGCTGTGGAACTGCAGGCCACTGATCACATAGTTGCCGCCCGGCGCGCCGCTCGGATCGGTGCCAGCCAAGATGTACAAAAGGTCATCATAGGGCGGCATTGTCGCCGGCACCGAAAACATCGCCAGTCGCGTCGAATACTGGTGCTCCAGCTGGGCCGCGACGTTGCCACGCGAACCGGAAGCGCTCCAGAAAGCGACATGGGGCGTGCCGAAGTCATTGTCGGCGTAGGCCTCCACGTAAAACCGGAAAAAGCCCTGCCCTCGGCCGCGGGGGTCGGGCAGGTTCATGCCCGCGTAAGGCCTGTTGTTGACCGTGTCCGTCCATCCGCCGGTGATCAGGATTCCGTTGAGCGTGGCATCCGTGACTGGAACCCAGGTTGTTGTGTTAAAAAGTCGGGCCGACGGCGCCAGCGACAAATCCCGATAGTAGGCGCACTGATTGGGCTCCGAGCCGCCCGGTACATCGCCGACCACCCGCGCGGTCGTCTCATAAGCACCATTGAGGCAATAGACCAAGGGCGCACCGTAGAAGGTCGGCTGTTGCGGCGCCGCGCCATTTGTCGCCTTCTTGATCCAGCCCGCGGCGATCAGTCCGGAATTATCGCCGCCGGCGGCCAGGGCCTGGGCGGCCTGGTAGGCCAGATGATCGTGCCAGATGGTCGTCGGCGTCGACGGGGTGACCGTGACTTCGAAGAAAGCCTGCGGAATCGCATAGGCCGCCGCCGGATAAGGAGCGATCAGGACATACGACGTGGCGCCGTCACCCAGATAGTAGTAGGGCGGAATGTTAACGGCGGCGCCGTCGATCACCATGTCGCCGGTCCACAGGATACGCGACCGCTCGACATTTTCCGCGTTCATATAGGTGTAGGGCGACAGGAACGAGCTGCCGACCGTGGTGCCCAGCGGCACGATCTTGTCGAGCATCGCCGCCGGCAGAGCGATATCGCCCCCGGCCGTCGCAACCGAATGATACAGGCCGTCGCGCAGATCCAGATAGAAGAAGGTATAGACCGATGGATCGTAAACGAATTTCGCATGGGTCGGAAGTTCGGCGGAGGCCGCGCCACCGGCCGCGGACGAATTCAAGACGCCATTCGCCTTGGTGAAATAGGTCACAGGAATGAACAGCGCGTGCTGCGCCAACCGCCCCTTGTGGTCGTGGACCATTTGGTAGGGTCCCGCGTCGCCATGACTACCGCCAAAGCCGATCATGCGCGGCGCGCTTGCCCCTAGTGCTGCCGTGAGCGCGGCCGCCGCAGCCGTGGCCGCCGCCGCACTGTCAACCGCAGTCGTTGCCGCGGCTTCGGCCGACGCCAAGGCGGGACCCAAGTCCGCCAGGTTCGACGCCATGTCGGGCGTGAATTCCAGCTTAACCGGCGTGTCGGTGTCCTGTACGCCGACGAAGTTCGTAGACTTCGTGGGATCGGCCGGATCCAGCGTGGCGATCTTGGGCATTCAGAGGCCTCAGTAATTGATCAGGAACAGGTAGCCGGTATTCACCGGCCGGGTTTCGTCGGCGCCGTCGTGCCGGGCGATCCGCGAAGAGTCGAAATTTATGCTCTGGACGGCGGCGCCCGCGCCGGAGATCGAGCCCTGAGTCGTGGAGTCTGCCTGGAAGGCGCCGGTGGCTTCCCAGTTGGTGCCGTTGGCGTCGTGCGGGACGACATAGCCGAAGTCGCCGGTGATCTTCTGCATGGTGTCGCCCTGGTGCGTGCCGGGCGCCCGGCCGCCGCCGGCGACGCGCAGGAACTCGCCGGTCAGGTTCGGGACGTTGAAGGTCGTCGCGCCGTCGCCGTGATAGTACTTGCCGGGATTGGCGGCCCAGTCGGCATCGTCGGCGGCGACCATGCCCTGGGCCTGGGCGAAGGCCCACAGGGCGGCATAGTTGGCGCGCAAGAGCGCCTGGCCGTTGGCGATCACGGTGCGGAACGGAAGGGCGCCGCCGTTGCCGGTCCAGAAATAGCCCGCGCCGACCGGATGGGCGATCGCGAGGATGGCGGCCAGCATCTGGGCATTGTTGGCGGAATCGAGCGGCGCGCCGGTCGCGGTGGCGACCGCGACGATTTCTTCCTGAACGGCATTGAGCCAATCGGCCTGCACCGCCGTCGCCGCGACGCCCGTGCCCGGATTGCCGTCGGTGAAGTAGCCGACCAGGCCGGCAGACGTGCGAGCGGGCAGCGCCGCCGCGGCGGAGGCGTCCTGAATTCTTTGCATAAGCTGTCCTCGGAGGATTAAGCGGTGATCGGCTGATAGTCGCCGTCGACCAGGCAGTAGCCGGAGCGCAGCACCAGGGGCGCGCCGTCGACATAGATGAAGATCGGATAGAAGTGCCCCGACATGGCTTCGGTTAGAGCCGCCTCGAGCGCCGAATTGCCCCAGGTGGCCAGGGGCTCGCCGGCGCGCAGAGATCCGGCGCGGGCCCGCACGACGGTGTTGAGCGGCGCGACGATGGCGATCACCGACCGCCAGGCCGTGCCATAGCAGCGGTCACCGGCGCGCAGCGTGCCGGCCCGGGCGGCCGGATACTTGATCAAGCCAATGTCGTAGCCGAAGAAGTTGCCCAGGGCGACGATGTCGAGCGCCCGAAAGACGCCGGCGCCAACCAAGCGTTGAAGCACCAGGGCGCGGCGTCGGTCGACCGTCAGGGCCTGGCCGTCGAACTGGCCGGTCAGGCCTTCCGACGATTCCCAGTCCGACAGGAAATTGAGCGTCGTCCCCGGAAACAAGTCCGTCAGGATCTGCTGGGCCTGGGCGTCGATCCGCACGAAGGGCTGGGCGAAGGCGGTCAACAGGGCCTGAAGGTTGAGATCGCCGGGCGACAGGGCGCGGCCGGGCGGCAGAAGCGCCTGGATGGCCCCGGCGTAATCCCCTGCCCCGTAACGCGCTACGTCCATGTGATCACCCCCAGGACCGGGATCGCGCCCGTATTGCACTGGATATTTCCGACCGCGGGGGCGATCGAGCCGTGGTCACAGCTCATCGCCGTGATAATGAAACCCGCCGAGCCGGCAACGCCGCCGATCGCGCCTTCGATCTCCGAAAGCTCGATCAGGCCGGCCGGGGCGCCCTGGTCATAGAACAGGGCCGCCAGCGCCGCGGCGATCGAGGTCTTGACCGAGGTCGGAGCCGCGTCGAGGCCGGAAATGGTGAAGGCGACCGCGTTGGCGATCGGCGCCACGACATAGACGGTCGCATCGGCCGGCTGCTGGCCGAAGACATAGTCGGCGACGCGCAGTTGGTCGCCGGTGGCTTCGGCCGGGCCGCTGGTTTCGTCCGTGGCGACGCCGTCCGACCCGATCGGGAAGCCCCCGCCGCCGGCGTTGGCGACGTCGAGCATGATGCGGAGGGTGACCGTCCCCGGGCCCATTTCGGCACGGACGGCCCAGGCGCGGGTGACGCCCGCGACCTTGCGGGCCCAGCGTTCATAGTCGGCCACGGTGCCCCCGCCCGAGATCTCGGCATAGGCCTCAAGCACGTCGGCGCGATAGCTGTCCTGCGACTGGACGGGCGTGCCGCCGGTGCAGGCGGTCGAGACGGTGCCGATCGTGGCGACGCCGGCGAAAGCCGTCCCCATCGTGCCGACCGCGCCGACGGCGCAATTGCCCGT